AATGGTAACAGATTATTACCAATCCATATTACATTTAATTCTTCAAGATCGAATGCCCAGACTTTTTTGTCATTGTTCCAGTCAACTAGTCGTGCCTTGTTACTGTCTCTAAATTTCTTGATAGTTGCTACTAACGCTTCGTCATAGGGGAAAGATACCAGTATTTTCTTACCCTCAATGGTAATTAATTTAGTCATTGGTTTTGACTCAACCAAATTGAACTGAAATTCAGCTAGGTCAATTGCATCGCTTGCAGGCTGTCCGAGAGCCGCAACCAATTGATTCCGATATTTTCTAACTAGTCGTATAACAAGATTACGTTGCTTTTCAGTATAGCCTCGACCTGCAACAGGATTGTTTGACAGGCTATAAATTACTGACTCATCACCCTTCCATAGAGAAATTTCAGGATGAAATAGGTATCCTCCATTACTGGCTAATCGACAAATTAAATCTTCGAGGTAAAGTTTCATGTTAAATTGAAATATCTTCCATACCGGCAGTACGTAGTTTGATGATATTACTCATCTGCCACTGTTTAATGTCAAGTCCTTTGATAATACCTAACCACTGATTGCGTAATAGAGCAAACTCATTGATAATTTTTTCCATATCAACTACATCAGCTTCACCGTCAACATATTTTTCAACATCTCTACTGCTTAGGGCACGTTGATAGTTTTCTAAATATTTTTTAAAAGTTTTTGAACGAAGTCTGCGTAATTCAATGTTGAGATATTCAAGGACACCTTCAATTTCTTGAAGCTGATTGAATCGATGAGCCACAATGCCAGGCAAAGCCGCAGAGGCCTTTTCCATGTTTCCATAGACTTTGACCTCTTTCTTGGCTTCGTCTAGCTCTGCGTAATAGTAATCGATGCATCCTGGCAAATGGGCAATGTCTTTGCTGACTTTGCTATACCAGTTCATCAATAGTCCTCATCTTCCTCGTAATAGGGATCCTCATCTTCGCCGTCTTCCCATTCTTTGTTCTCATCTATCACTGCTTTGATAGCATCGTCGAGATGGGGATCATAGCCCATAAGGCCTTCTAGCACAGATGTGTCAACGTCTTTACCAAGTAAGAAGTCGACGTATTGATTTGCAGCCATTTCTTTGTTTTTGTCAGGGATATATTCACGGAAAGTATCCCAAACTTCCATAATTAAACTTTCTTCCATTATGCTTCCTCAGTTTCTTCCACTAAAACAGCGGTAACAGCTGACTCGTCCCATTCTTCCATAATCACTGAAAGTTTTTCTTCTGTCCAGTTCTTACGAAATTCTGAAAAGACCTCACCTGACGCTTTACTTATATATTGTAACTTATTTCCGCTCTTTGTCAACACACCTTTTTTCTCAAAAAGGTCAACTAAACCACTAGTTGGGCTCATACCGGTTGAATATGGAATTTCAACCTGAACACCTTCAAAAGGTTTAGCATACCGAGTCTTCATAATTTTACAAGCTGAACGAATTCCGTGTACTTCAGAAGTTTTATTGCCGTCTGCGTCTGTTTTAAGTTTCAATTTCTTCATAGCAACAACAATACTTGAAGCATAAATGAAGCCTTGACCACCTGAAATCTTGTCATCTGGGTCAAACATGTCTTGGCTGGCGTATGTGTGATTTGTACAAACCATACCTACATTATAAGTACCAAACATGTTTACACAGTTACGAACCAGTGATGTGAGTGCTTTAGGTTTACGGCCCATGTCACCTTTCATTTCACCTGCTTCAAACTGATTAACGTCAGTTGGAGTCAACAACATACCTAAACTGTCAATGACAAACATGACCTTAGGACGTTCTTCAACCGGCATCAACTTATACTCTTTCATAAACTCAGAAATGGTCTTGCCCACGTCGTCAATCATGGCCATATTGAGTTTTAACAGTTTATCTTCGCTGGTATCAACGCCTAAAGCCTTTAACCAATCCTCATCGAGAGCATTTTCGCTGTCAACCAAGATAATATAAATGCCTTGTTCTTGTGCGTTCTTGATAATGTTACCAGAACAGATGTAACTTTTGCCTGCACCACTTTCTCCTGCAAAGACTGTGACTTTGCCAAGGGGGACTCCCTTACGGAAGTCCCCAGAGATCAAATAGTTAAGAGCATAGTTACCGGTACTGATCCAATCAGTTGGATCATTAAATCCAATACCTAAACCGTCAATAGATTTAGTGATAGATTTACGGAATTTAGAGATATCAAATGCTTTTCCCATTATGATCTCCTAAATTAAGTTGTCTGACGTGCTTTGATCTTTGCCAAGATGTCTTGTGCTCGTGAACTGGCTTCTGAACCACCAGTAGCTGCCGGTGCTGACACTTTAGGAGTGTCAGTTTCAAAAGGAGCTTCGTCTTCTTGTGCTGCTGGTGCTGGCGCAGATGCTGCTTTTGCTGGTGCAGATGCACCGCTGCCAGTTGCTTGGCCGCTTCCGCCCATGCCGGCTGGTTTGAAATATTGCCCCCAACGTTCCATGTCAAATGCTTCACCGTCCACTGACGCTTCAAACATTTCTTTCATGACCTTGAGTTCAACTTCACCTGGTTTCTTAGGCAAAAAGTCCTTCAAATTAAAGGCACCGTACTGTTTAACAGCCGCATTTTCTTCTTCACTTAGAGCACGTTCACGACGAGCCCAGTTTGAAGTAGAATAGTCAGCATAACCGCCTTTGCTGGTTTTGACAATTCGGAAATCTACGCCACGCAGAGAGTCTGTTGGCAATTCTTCCATGTCTGGATCCATCAATGCAGCCTTGATAATGTTAAAAATCTGGCTACCAATGATAAATCGACGAATTGGATTCTCAGGAAGTTTTCCATCTTCTTTGTACTGGCTGTCAACGACAAAACCTTGGAACAAGAAGCTTTTTTTCTTCCAATACTTACGACCCATGTCCTCTAAACTTGGATCCTTGAACCAAGGACGTACCTCAGAAAGGATTGGACAAGTCTCGCCCCACATTTCCATACAAGGAACTTGTACAGTAACTGGTTTTGAGTTAGTTTCACCTTTAACACCAGCAAATGGCAATTTAATCATTGCACGTTCAATCCAGAAAAAGGTGTTGTTTGGATCAGCATCAGGTAAGAAACGAACCGTTGCGGTCTGTCCTTCTGCGATATTCCAATGGGGGTAAATTGCGTTGTCTCCACCTGTCGAGCCACCGGTGTTTTGTTGAGATGTTGCTTGAAGTTTTGCTCTAATTTCTGCTAAAGTTGCCATAATGTTTCTCCTTGATAATATGCCTTTAGTTGCCTCTTCTTTCTAGCCCACTGACTAAAAAGAAAAACTGTGCATAGCGTTAACTATACACAGTTTTATTTATCCCGTCAACAAGAGATTAAAATATTTTTGCCAAATTAGTTGTCTTGGAAATAAACCCGGAATTTTTCCTTATATTCTGCTTCTTGATAAGCACTGTCAAAAATTCTATACTCATCGGGCCATAAGATTGAACAAGCGTGTGTTCCTGCGTATGGTAAATTTTTGTACTGCTTGAGAACTTCAACATTGTGTTTAAAATCTTGTCCACTGGTTTTAATAGACAGTAATTCTGGTTCAAAATATTCCGGATTTATCCACCAATCTTCAAATATCTGCGTTTGTCCTGGGTAATAATTTAAAACTTGTGGAATTACCACATCTTCAAATAGTCGTACCATGCCCATACCTTCTAAAGTGGCTCGAGACGCATCTCTAAGGTACACATCTTTGAAAGACTCGTGTTCAAACGTCATAGCTTTAAATTTTACGCCGGCTAATAAAATTCGATCTAGAGCCTGCATACTGGCGCCATCTATGTCTAAGGAGATGTAGTCAACAACTGTATCGTGGGGAACATTATTGGTTAAAAATACTGCAAATTCTGCAGAAGTTGCATCCATTTGATGAAATTTAGTTTGACGTTTTGAACTCCATTGGTCGCGGCTTTCAACGTCAACAATGTCAAAACACCAGCCTGTCCAGCCGCAATATTTTTCTAGACTGTACGTATTATTTCCAATAATAGGATTGGCGCAGGCTAGATCAATAAATGTTCCGCCTGTTTTACCGCCAAATAGATTATAAGCAAACTCGTCTTGTTGTTCGTGAGAGAAAAATTCAATATTCATAAGTACCCTAAATGTTTAGGGTATTTACTTGACTAAGCCGGCCAGCCTACGAATTTCTTCAAACTGATTTTGAACACTGCGTTGTGCTTCCATTGCTTCACGCTGTTGCTTGATATGATCAACTAAACGTGTGGCTAATGCTTCCCCGCGTGGCCCGTACATTTTACCGCAACGAATAATGACACCTTCTTCGCCTTTGGGGAATGTCATATCTTCTGTGTTACAGAAAGACATTATAGTCTCAGCAATTTCACGTGTTGATGCATGATGTGGTTGTTCTTCTTTATTGTCCATGCTATCTTCTTGATCCATGTCGTCCCAACGCTTATCGTCGGCGTTGTCATCTGGATGTACTGGTTCGTCAGCAGGACCTTCTCTCATGCCTTCTTTACTCATATCAGGATATTTGGCCATGATAGTTGAGCCGTCTAACTTACCAGCACTTGCTGGGTAAATGGTCATAAACGGCGGGTGTACAAATGTATTTTTAGCAAGAGCATTTTTAATTACTTCTTCTGCTCGTTCACGACTTATAGGTTTTGTTCTTTGCACCATTGCTTGACCTGAACGATTATGTTGTACTATGCAGGCAACATACGCTTCGCCCTCATCTTCTTCTGCTTCCGCCACTGGAGGTTCAACAGGTGCTGCCGCAGGTTCAGCAGGCGCTGCTTGTTGTGGTTCCATCATTCTTTGAATTTCTGCGGCTGCTTCTGGATCATCTTTTTGTAGCCAAGGAATAATTACATCCTTAGGATCACCGTCTGGGTTAGCACCAGCAGCCCCACGTAGAGCTGCTTCTAATTTATCCCAGTCGCGATGATTTGACATGCCGATGTTTTCCAACGATTCAATTGCACCAAACGCATCGTTGCCTCCAAATGTTAAACCTGTTTGTAATAGTTCAATCAGTTGTCCCAGCGTGTCAGGATTCAACGTGCCTTCTACAACAGAGTCTGCCCAAGATTCAAAATTTTCAAATCCCACTGCGGGTTTACTGTCATTGGGACTTCCGCCACTCATAGCCATTTGAACTCTTTTCACGACTTCGTCTCTATACTCTTGACGATTAGGCATATTGGACCAACCGTATTCTGCATAGTTTACAATAGTCTGTGCATCCTTAGGTGTTAGCTCTGGAAATTCCTGCATTAAGTCTTCTTTAGAATAGTGTCCGTATCTACTCCAAATTGCATTAGCATCCATTGCACCTTCGGATACCACTGCTTCTAAATCAACTGTACCTGTTTCCTGCATGATCTTATGAATCAATGGAAAATATTGTGCAAGGTTTTCTTCAAATTTATTAACTGTAAACTTTGCCTTGTAATCTTCCATAGTGGCCTGATCTAATTCAAAACCGTCGTCTTGTTGGCGAGGTTCAAAATTTTCAGCCCATGCTTCATAAAATTTTGGTTTTGCTAGACTCTTTAGAGTATTACGTAGTTCGTTTAATTTTGCATGGCTGCGTTCTAGTATTTCATTTGTTTCAGTGTTCATACTGTCGTGACGACTGGCATGTTTTCCAAAGGCTGATAATGATGCCATGTCTCTACTCATTTCAAGAATACATTCGCCTATGTCATCATAAGGAATACCGCCTTGGTGTACATGTTGTAACATTGCGCCAGCGGCTGTTGTAGAATTTATAGGCATTTTAAAACGCTCGCCTAGATGATTTTCAATAAAAATTGCATCAATTTTTCTTGATCTTGCGCCAGGTACGCTTTCGTCAACTGCTTCAGAATGACGTATTACCATTCTAGCTTTGTTCTTTTTGTTTAATGTTTTATAACTTCTAGTAGGAGTTCCATACATTTTTGCTTCGTTCATGTTATCTTCCTTGGATCCGTTTTGTGCAAGATATTGAAAGTCATTTTTATTTAAATTGCCTTTGGTAATATCTCTAGTATCAAATACCAGCATTCTGCGTTTTGCAAAATATCTCATTTCTTTTAAGAAGTCGTACCATATGCTTGTGCTAACACTGTCTACGCCTTCAGTAATTCCTTGACTGTAAAATATTTTTAACGAGCCACGTTCATTAATACTAACACTAACACGACCTAAATTTTGTTCTTCAACTGTAAAATCAAAGTCAAAAAATCTAGCTTCTCTAGGATTAGAAGTCACGGCTCCTTCTTCGTTGCCCATCTCTAGATTAGAGAATCTGCCACGAACTTTGTCAAAAACGTCTTGTGCAATTATTTCAATGATATTCATATTAGCATATTTATGCAAAACTATTGATAAAGATCGGCATGGGCAGATCAATATCGTCTAACCCTCTATCTTCAACCATACGCTCGTAGACTGCGGGATCCCAGTCTCCTAGCATGCCAACCATACGTACAGCTAGTAGTAAACTTGATACAAGATCGTCAGTTTCGTTGACTTTTGCTTCAAAACTCACGCCTTTGGCAATATATGTTTTAAGTTCGCTGATCAGCGGTTTGCTATGTATTGTAATTCGTTTTTGTTCAATTAGCTGCTTAAGTTTAGCACAGGCAGCAATTTTGCTGACGTTTGTAGTGTTAAATCCTCTACGAAATCTACGTACATGACCCTTTTTAATTGGTTCTGATAAGAACAAGCCAGGTATGCTTTCCTCG